AGAAGTTTGTAAATGCGTTGAGGATCAAATTGAACTCACAAGATAATCAAGATATAACAATAGCTAGAGAATCGTTCTCTCCAAAGACTATTATATGGCTAAAAAACTTGGTGGCAAACCAACTGGCTATGCTTGAGCATTATCCGGCACATCAAGATTATAAAGATCAAGACAAGATAAGGGATGCGGAACAGACCTTAGAAAAACTTGATAAAATGATAGAAAAATACCACACATACCAAAGTAATGAACCAGACCATACCAATACCCCAGAAAAGACATAATTCAATACCTCAAGACGTTATAAAGAGCAAACCCAAAGAAGCTGAAATGTTTCAATGGATTGCCTCAAGATACCCTTACCTTAATTTTTATTGGAATCCAACACGCTATAAAATTGATTGGGTTGTTACAGACTCAAATAACAAGCCAGTAGCTTGGATGGAGGCCAAATATAGGCTTAGATATAAGCTAAATGATTTTAATGACCTTGTGGTCAATTTAGACAAATGGATGTATGGTGTAGAGGTTTCAGATAAGACCGGTGTACCATTCACTATTATTCAGGCTGATTCTGATGGAAGGTACTGGACATATACGGCAAATAAAGATGATATAACTAAGGGTAAAATTTTTATAAAAAGAGATGGCCGTTCTAAACATCAAAGAGATTGGCAAGATTTAGATGTGTTTGTACATATTCCTAACTACTTATGGACAGATCATAGTGGCTAGGGTTAGCGTATCATTATTTATACCGGGTCCTCCCAAATCGCAGAAGCGACATAGGACTTCTTTTAAAAATGGTAGGATGTGGAATTATGATCCCAGTAAGCAAGAAAAGGTACAATTTAGCCTTTTGGCGAAAAAACAAGCCTCTATGTTGCCCTTAGATGCTCCAATCTCTATTAAAGTCATATGTGCCTTTGACCGACCTAAGTCGCATTATGGTACTGGAAGAAATAGTGGAATTTTAAAAGATAATGCACCGAAATATTTTACCAAGAAACCAGACGTTGATAATTGTCTCAAGTTTGTGATGGATGCTTTACAGATAAATAAAATTTGGTATCCAGATGATTGCGTAATTAATGATGTTACAATTCAAAAGATTTATGCAGATGAAATCACTCCTGGTACTTACATAGAATTACAATCAAAACTAGAAAGAAAAGGTATCCAAGATGATCCAGAATGTTAGTAGAAAGAAATTAAAATATCACCCGAATAAATTAGATACTACAACGCAAAAAATTATTGATTTGTTTGAGGGTTCAGAAAATGATGTTTTTTTAAGTAAAGTTATAGATGGGTTCAAGGAATTTATGAAATCACCATTTAGGAGGTAATATGGAGTGGATAGCTACATTTGTAATGAACGTCATTGATTATTTTTTCAAATTTTCAATAGCAATGGTTCTAACGGCCATTAGTGGATTTGCTTTCGTCACAATTCTATGTGTTTTAAAAACCTTAATTAAGGGGGAGGAATGTTAGATACTAATTTGCTACAAACTAAAACTTGTCAAACATTAATTAAATTAATAGAAAAGTCTCTGGAGTACATACCAGAAGAAAGTAGCTTGAAGTTTAATTGCCGTAAGGTGATTACTGCACATAAAAGAGCTATAGATAAATACAATAAACGAATCGGAAAAAAGGAGAATGAATGTCAGAAAAAGTCTATTTAAATGGAATCATTATCAAAGAAAAAGTATTTGATGATGGTGGAACTATCTTAAAAGTATCAATTAAAGCTGATGATCTTAAGGAAGAGATTGATAAGCATAAAAATGCAGATGGTTGGGTAAATGTTGAAATAAAGAAAAGAAGAGAAGTTAGTGATACTGGTGTTTCTCACTACACTCAACTGAACACTTACAAGAAAGAGGAATCTTTTAGTCAGGGATCTAATGCCGGTAAGAAGGCAAATGATACTGATGATTTACCTTTCTAATGCTAGTAAGTAAGAAAAAATACGACCAGTTAAAGGCTGATTATGATGAGAAGTCTAGTCAGCTTGTGGAACTACAGATCAAGTATGCCGATGAACGTAAGAACAATGAGACCTTTGCTTATAAAGTTGCACGGGTTATTGATGCTTGTAAGAAACACGATAAGATGCAGATGGGTAATTTGAAACTGGTCACATTAGTTAAGAGACTATTTACTTATGAAAAGTAGTCGCAAAGGATGGGTGAGGTTACACCGGATGATTCAAGATGATGAACTTCACCCAAGTGTTGAAGGCCGTTCCTTTACAAAGTTTGAAGCCAAATTAGATATGATTATGTTGGCCAGTTACGAACCTACAACCATTAAGGGAGTTAAGATAGAACGTGGTCAATTCAGCCATTCTTATAGGTTCTTAGCCAAGCGATATAAGTGGTCTTTGGGCAAAGTTCAAAGGTTTATAGAGCATTTAATAGCTGATAAATTTCTCAGACGGAGCGATACACAAACGGGTACACTTTCCGATACACTTAGCGATACACCTCAAAATGTTCTAAGTATCTGTAAATACGAGAGATACCAGAGTAGTGATGTTGAAAACGATACACTTTCCGATACACTTTCCGATACACAAACGGGTACAAAGAAAAAGAAATATAATAATAAAAGAAATAATATAGGCATTTTAGAACGAAAAGAATTATTTGAGAAAAAATGCTACTCCCTAAATATTTTAGGAAAGGATGATAAAAAAGATTTTATAAGGTACTGGACAGAAGTATCTGATAATGGTAAAAAGATGAAATGGGAAATCCAAAAGTCAAGAGGTGGTACTTGGCAAATGGAAGGAAGGATGAGGACTTGGAAGTCTAAAGGCTATAACAAGAAAAATGATTTTAAGGAGATTGTAGAAAAAAAAGAACCAAAGCCAGTTTATAAAAAATGTAGCGAGTGCCATAAAACGCAAAAGCTAGATCCTGGCAGTATTGAAACACTATGTACAATTTGTAAAGAAGGAATGTTACTCACTAAGGTTGAGTATTTTGCAATGTTTCCTCCTAAGGTTGAACCTAAACCAGTAGAAGTTTTAAATGATGAAGATCAAGGGTATAAGGATGATGTGATGAGTTTTCTAGGAAACTTTAATAAACACAAAATCGAGGTAAAAGATGAAGAAGAAGAAACAGAGGTCAGAGAAGCAAATAAACCAAGAGTCGAAGTATTTGATTCTTTCAGTTTACGAAAAAGCGATTCTTGAGCAAGGTGATGAAGTGAGTAAAAGATTACTTAATAGATATGTATTTTTGAAAAACAGATATTTGAAATATAAAACAAAAGATAAAATATAATGCCCGGCTTATACCTTAACCACAACTACAACTACAATCACATCAAATAGGTCGGGCATTTGAACACATTGGAATTATTCGCAGGATCAAGGAGCTTTACTAAGGTTGCTAAAGAACTTGGTTGTAATACATTCTGCACCGATGTAAATGACTTTGAGGGAATAGACCTTGTTGATGATATAATGAATATCAAGCCTAATAGGATTCCTTTTGAACCTGAAATTATTTGGGCATCTCCTCCTTGTACCTCCTTTTCAGTAGCTAGTATTTCTACTTACTGGAAGGGTGGTAAGGGAGCATATATACCTAAGAAAGCTGAAAGCTATATTGGACTTGCTTACGTTCAAAAAGCAAAAGATTTGATAGATTATTTTAAACCAAAATATTATTACATCGAAAATCCTAGAGGTGTTTTAAGGAAACTTGATGTTGTCCAGGATCTACCTATAAGGCATACAATTTGGTATTGCCAATATGGTGATAGTAGAGCCAAGCCAACAGACATCTGGACAAATGATGATAGTTGGATACCGAGACCAGTTTGCAAGAATGGTAATCCAGATTGTCATCACGAATCTGCACCACGAGGTAGTAAAACTGGTACGCAAGGACTCAAGGGTAATTACGAAAGGTCTATGATTCCTTCAGGATTATTTTACGATATTTTTAAAAATAAGATTTTCTCCGTAGGGCCTAAAGCTAAAGGCTCATCCCCGATCTAGGATCCGCATCTTCTGGATCGGGGAAATATTACCCACATCTCAGCTGAAAATCAGCTCGCTGCTTAACCACAAACTCCACAATATTAACATTTACAAAGTGGGTTAAAATCCCTAAAAACCCGGTATAGTTACATATGCCTCTTATTGAGTTATGACGATATACGCAAAATTAGAGGCTATGTTTTTTGCCAAATTTGGAAAAAGTGGGTAAATGTCGGATATCCGACACATCCGACAATAACTATTCCCTAACTATTCCCTAACTATTCCCTGACTATTCCCTAACTATTCCCCCTTGACTATTCCCTGACTATTCCCTAAGGGTATTGACTTTTCAAATTATTACCATATATGGTGAACCTATGTTGTAATTGATATTGCGTATTCTTGAAAATCCGGTATGGAATTATCTGTACTGGTTATAATAACCCTCGGCAATCTTGCATCCTTTTTAGCCGGTGCTATTGTTTATAGAAAAGGAATCCGAGGAGACTCCATAGTTGAAATATCTAAGCCAGAGCCTCAAGCCAAAGAAGAGTGGGATGAAATCTAGGATGATATTTACGAGCTTTGTGAGAAGTATTGAAAACAATAAAGAAGAAGGTTGGATCCTGGAGGAAGATCCAGAGATGCAAAACATATTTCAATATTGCTATTACTCAGAAAATTGTCCTTCCATTAGTATCATTCTTGAATTAACAAAGGAGTTTGTAGTCTATGCCTAGTGTTGAATACACCGATAAATCGGGGAAGAAAAAGAAAAAGAAATTTAAGTACACTCCAAAAGACAAGGGTAAGGCTCTTGCTTATGCTAAAGCGATGGGTGGATCTGTTAAACAGAATAAAACAGATGGCAAATACTAAGAAAGGACAGACGAATAATCCGAATGGTAGGCCAAAGGTTGCATTAGCTGAAGAACTGCGTAAAAACCCAAAGGTAAAGACTATAATCAACAAAGTAATCGCTACTGCTTCAACATTAAATACCAAATCTGAACATCCACAAGCGATGAGTTGTGCAAAGGTGCTTATGGATAAATGTATTCCAAGTTTAAAAGCTCAAGAAATTGATATGAATGGTGGACTTCAAATCCAGATGCCAAAGATTGTAATTAAGAGTAAAGATGCCAAATAATCAGATAGACTTAGAATTAAATAATACTCAGCATCAATTTGTAATGAATGAATCACCGATAGTTGCGATGTTTGGTGGTCTAGGTAATGGAAAGACATTTGGTGGATGTTTAAAAGCCGTTTTAAGAATTTTAGATCCTAATCACCCTCCTCAACTTGGTTTACTTGCAAGACAAACTTATCCAGAATTAAGAGATTCCACTCAAAGAACATTTTTTGAGATATTACATCTCATTGGACTTTTGCCGGGTATTCATTATGAGTATAAAAAACAAGAAAATAGGTGCATCTTTAAGAATGGACACGAAGTAATATTCAGATCGCTCGATGATCCGGCAAAACTTTTATCTATAAACTTAGGTTGGTTCTATATTGACCAAGCCGAGGAAGTAACTGAAGAGGTTTATTTAACTCTCTTAGGTCGTTTAAGAGCCGTAGATACACCACAAGGATGGTTAAGTGGTAATCCATTAGGGCATAATTGGATCTGGCGAAGGTTTATTAATGATCCTATTCCTGGTCACGTTATTTACAATGCTCCAAGTGAGGAAAATAGCGACAATTTACCAGAAGGATACATCGAGTCACTTCAGAAGAATTATAACGAAATATGGGTAAATAGATACCTTTATGGAAGTTGGGATGCCTTTGAAGGACAGATCTATCCAGATTATGATGCAAACGTCCATATTGTACCAGATAAACAATTACCGAAAGAATGGTCAAGGGTTATTGCTATTGATCACGGAAAAACTAATCCTACTGCCGTATTGTGGGGAGCTATTGACAATGATGATTGCTTATGGATATACAGAGAGCATTATGAGGGTGGCCAAGATGTGGATTATCACGCAAAAGTAATCAAAGCATATAAGGATGAAGGCTTAGACGAGGTGTATTTGATTGATCCATCAACTGGAGCCGGTAAGAAAGATGATCCAGAGACTATTGGGAATAGATATATCCAGTTAGGTGTACCAGTTGGTAAGGCTTGGAATGATGTGCAAGGTGGTATTGATAAGGTTACTGAGTACCTAAAGAAAAATAAATTAAAGATTATGAGGTCTTGCGTGAATACCCAAAGAGAAATGATTAATTATCAATGGGAGCAACCAAGTGCTTCTAAGATTGACCTAAATCAACCGGAAAGACCATTGAAGAAGGACGATCACGCAATGGATTCGATGCGATATATGGTGGCATATGCTTATGATAGAGTTCCTACCGAGAAAAGAAAGTCGGTAGATGAAAGATTTATAGAGAGCATTGTCATTGAACCAGAACAAGAATATAACGATTGGAGCGACATCTAATGGCTTTAGTAAACGATACCACAACAACACTTGAGTATAATGATCCTAGTGCTTTAGATAAGATTTCCGAGTCAGCCGATCATATTTCCAAAATTAGAAACTGGTTTGATATGTGTAAGAAGGCCAGAGAGCAGAAAACGGATAGATGGAGAAAGAATGAGAATCTATACTTTGGTAATCATTGGGGTAACTCAGCACCGGGAACTAGATGGCAAACCAGAATGGTATATAATTTTCCTTTTAGTGCAATAGAAACAATACTCCCTATTATTGGTGATTTTATGCCAGTAGTTGATATTATGCCAAAGCAGTATAATGATATGTACTTCGCTGATATGATGCACAAAAGAGTTCAGCAGATTGCCCAAAATTCTAATTTATATGAAAAGATTTTATTAGCAGTTAAGGATAGCCTCCTATATGGTAATGGATTTATAGAAGTGTTACCAGAGTTTAAAGATGATCGTTTCGTTGGATTTGACATATCTGTGGTTGATCCATTCGTAGTAATGCCAGAAAGATATGCTACTGATATTAACCTTGATGATGGTGAATACTTTTTATATGCAGTACCTATGAGGGTTAGCGAAATAAAAAGGCAGTTTGATGTCGATGTAAAACCTGAAGGAAATCTTGATGATTATAGAGCATTTCAGATTGAGGATGGTGATGATTATTACAATGATCAGTCAGGGGTGGATATGGCATTGGTTATTGAGTGTTATTCCAATGATGATCCTGAAAATTATCCAAATGGTAGGCATACTATTATAGCCGGTGAAACCTTACTTGTTGATGAACCATTAGAGTTATATCGGATGCCGGTATTTATGGTTAGCAATTATAAGTCTCCTCATCAGTTTTGGGGTAAAGGTGAACCTGAGAATGTCAGAACTATTGTTAAGACTATTAATGAAACTATGAGTGCTATTGCAGATAATATTAGGCAAACTGGATTCCCGGCAAGGAAGATAACGTCCAGAGCAAAGGCAAAAGCAGTAAGACCATACACGGGCAGACCGGGAGAGGAGATAATTGTTGATGATCCTAGTGATGTCAGCTATGAGCAACCTCCTTCAATTCCGGGTTATATTCAAAATTTTATATCTCAAAACTCAATGTTTATGGATTCCATTACCGGAATACAAGATGTAACACAAGGAAGGCAACCTACTGGAGTTAAATCTGGAAGGGCGATTATGGCTCTTCAAGAAGCCTCTCAAACTAGGATAAGGTTTAAAATAAACTCGGAAATAAAAAGATTTGTCCGTGAGATTGGTGAATATATGGTGAATCTCATTCAAATCTATGATACTGAGATAAGCCAGATTCGTGAAAAGAATATTGAAGGCCAGTATGAGTTTGTCGAGTACAATCCTCAAGGCGTATTTGATGCTAATGGAAACCCAGAAGGCTCTCCAGAATTTGATCCATTAAGTGCTAAAACCTTACAAGATAGTGAGTTTGATATTGAGGTGGCTAGTGGATCCAGGTATCCCGGTGGTCGTTTAGCAAAAGAAGAAAGAGCATTAGAGTTATTTCAAGCCGGTATCTATGGGATTGAAGATGTGGTCAAGGCATTAGATGAACCAGATAAGCAATCTATTATTGAAAGATATTATGAACGAATGAGTGCAATGCAAGGTGGCGAAGAACAAGCACAAGCCAATCCGGTTAGCGAAGAATTAGGTGCATTGGTTCAACAAGCCAATCAAACTGGTATAGGTAGCGAAGAAGAAGCGATGTTGTTCCAGTTAATTATGCAACAACCAGAATTATTACAAGATCCAGTATTACAAGAACTAGATCCGGCTATTATGGAAAGAATTACCCAAGTAATGAATAACCAAACTACGTCTTAATGACCAATAGGAGAGATTATGAGTGAAGAATTAAAGACTTACGATGACATTGAAGTAACTGCATCAGATGTATTTGAAACACCTGAAAAGGAAGAAGTACAAGCTGATCAACAGAATACCGATGTCGAAACGTCAGAGGAGAGTACAGACTCTATTGAAACATCTGACACCGATTCTGAGGTAGAATCTGAGGATACGGAAGAGCCAGAGTATGTTTTCACAGATGATGATGGCAATGGTTTCACAATGGATGAAATCAATGAATGGAAAGATGATAGTGAGAACAAGAAAAAATGGCAACAATCCAATACTCAATCTGCTCAAGAATTGGCTAGTAACCAGAAAGCGATACAACCATTCTTAGATTTTGCTGAGAAGGTTAAGGGGGATGATGAAAAACTCGCTCCCGTGTTGGAATATGTTAAAGACGAATATGGCGATGAAGTAGAGCAACTTTTTAAAGACTCTATTGCGATGGATACAGAGAAGATCAACAATCCTTACAGAGAAGAGCTTGATAAGGTTGTCGCTCAAAAAGAGGAATTGGAAGCAAGAATAAAATTCGATGAAATGGTTTCTGAATTTTCGGATAAATCCGGATTGAAAGGTAAAAAACTAGATGAAGTCGTTGATTGGACTACTTCCCATTTCGAGGAAAATGGTCGCTTACTCTCATTTGAGGAAGCACATAAGATATTGAAAGCCGATAAAATGGAATCAGATCTTAAAAAGAAAAAACCATCTCCTCCAACTAAGGTCAAAAAGTCACAAGGTGCAAAGGCTATTGAAACAAAACAAGATCCTTCTAAACCTAGTAGCTATGATGACATTGATGTTTCCGGATTTAACCTATTTGGTTAAACCTTAATTAATAGGAAGGTAGATCGTGGGTGGCTAAAAGGATAGAATAAATGCCTACAGATAGTCTAGCTAGTGTAACTAGTCTTGAGGCTCTCATAAGAACAAAGTATATGTCTGTACTTGCTGATAATATTTTTGTTAAGAGTCACCCTTTAGCTTCGATGCTGAAGAAAAAAGCAAAGACCTATAATGGTCGTGAAATTGGTGTTCCATTGGAATACGCAGAATCTGGTTCTGCTAACGTAAAATGGGGTGGACAACACGGTTCTGGAGACCTTGCTCCAACAGTAACAGATCCATTTGCGATTGCTAAGTACACACCAAAAATGCTAACCGGAACTCTTCGAGTTACTAAAGAAGAGATGCTCATTATGAATAGTGAGGAAGCAGTAAAGAATGTTGTTGATGCAAAGGTGAAAAACCTTCAGAAAACACTTGAAAAAGAGTTTGCTACAAACCTTCACCAAGCTGCATATACTGCCGGTCAATGGTTGAATCTAAAATCAGTTGTTAATGCAATTTCAACTGACACAACAGAAGATCCGGCTATTGGTGGAATTACTGTAACAAGAGATAGTGGAGCTTATACTGTCGGTGAATACTGGCAATCTCCAGTAGTTGATGGAGAAACGCTTGAACAGTCAGAAGCAACTGATTTAACAGAAGATAATTTGCTTACCTCAACTCACGCCGCTTATTTTACTAAACTACTTGCTAGAGGTGTTGCAAATGCTCGTAAGCAAACTGGTGAAGATCCAAAGTTGATTCTAGTTACTCAGTTTCACTTTGATTTACTTGAACAAATAATGGATCCAAGAAAAACTGGTTCGCAAATGAACGAGTATATGGGTGCAATGGGTTTCAAGGCTCTTGATTTCAGGGGTATTCCAGTTGTAGCAGATAATGACATTGTTGTTACTGGTAACAAAGCATCAATCTATTTCTTGAACACGGACTACTTGTACTTGTTCTTTAATAGTGGTGCAAAGTTTACTGCCGGTAAGTTCATTGAATCTGAAACTTCCAACACTTGGAGTATGAAGGTTCATACTTATGGTGAGATGGTATGCTCAAATCGTAAGGCTCAATGCAGAATTGATAACGTCTATTCTGACGGAACTTACATTTAGGTTTATTTCCTAATAATAAACATCCCTCTGGTCTTTGACCAGGGGGGTGTTTTACTCGGAGTTTATATGACAACTGCCAATATGATAACCTTGCTAGGTGTAAGACTTGAAGATCCAAGTAAAGACCTCTTTACTGATGCGACCTTGTACCTAATGATAAATACTGCCCAGAGAAAATTGATGCAGATTTTAAACCATAACGCATTAAACGATTTTCAAGTTGTTGATACGAACAATACAAATACTCTTGATTCTGGCTTAAATGAAAGATATGTAGATATTTCAAGTATTGCTTCTTCATCACCTCCTTTTGGTGGCGTACACGGGATACAAGGAATTAAGAAAAATGGTTCTGATAGTTGGTACACAAAAATATCATTTCATCAATATATGGATTGGTCAAATGGTAGCGTTTCAGTATCTCGGCATAACCCGTTATACTGGATAAGGGGAACAAGAATTTATATTAGTGAAAATGATTCCATAGATATTTATTATATAAAACAACCAACAGAGGTTGCAAGTGGTGTAGACTCTGATTTTAACGATGTTTTTCACGATGCGATATTAGAACTGGCTGAAGCAGAATGTTGGCGAACAATAAGGGAATTTGATCGTCAAAACGATGCTGAATCAAGAGCATTGAGTATGGTTGCTCTCCATAATGAAAATACTCCGGCTATGGATCATTATTCTGGTGCAGTTCCTTACGATACAACTGGAGATTTGGTAATAACCCAAAGGGTGACAAATGGCTAATTACCTTGATATAATTGACTTTGATGGTATCAAGACAAATGCCGATTTAGAAGATTTAGACTCCAAAATTGCCCAAGCTATTGAAAATTATCGCATTGTAGATGGTAAACTTGTAAAAACTTATGCCGGTGGTACACCTTCAACATTACCGGCTTTTGCATTAGGGATAGTAAACCACGCAACAACTGGAGTTAATAGCGATTATGTTGTTTATGGTATATATACTTTTATATCTGATAAAGTAACGACTCCATTAAATGATGCCGGTGATGGTTACAAATATGTTATTGTTCTAATCAGTACCAGTACAAATAAAGTAAAAATATTCTGGTGGGATGAGGAAAGGCCTACATTATCACAACTTACTGAATGTTTCCCTATAACAGAATCGGCTATGGCAGTTGAATTTAGTGTAGATCATAATTTTGATGATGCCGGAGATTCTAGTAATGGGCATTATGCTTTAATACAAGATGTTAAAGCACCAAATGGAACAAGTTTATATTTTTCTGATGGAACAACTCCAATAGGCTCGTATGATATTCCAGAAGCAACTGGAACAACAAAGATTTTACATATGAACATATCTCAGGTATCTGGTTTGCATAGCTCTCCGTGGTATGGTCAGCTAAGTACCGATGTATATGCCGGATTTACAAATCATAATTATCTTGGTGGGAAAGATAGTTCAGCAACACTCGACAACTCAGATACTTTAACTACAGATTCTAGCTCAAGTGGATATGATTTAAGCTCTGATATATCTGGCTATCAATCTGCCGGATTTTCAAAATATGACAAAATAGTTGATTTCCATTATTACAGAAGAGTACAAGATGGTGGTGCAGATGGTGGGATTATGGTTAGAGGTATTGGTAGTAATACTTCGACTTTTAATCAATTAGATGGTACTTATTATAATTCATTAAGAACTTCAGGAACTGTTGGTCATCCTTTGATGGTAGGATGGGGTGATGCCGTATATGTGGCATATGATTGGAAGTTATATAAATATACTTTACCCTCATCTGATGGTATTCACTTATCAGAAACAAAAATATACCCTACTGATAATTCTACACTTGATAGTGATTATGATATTCAGGCTTTATGCGTAAGAGATAATGTTGATTATCTTTACATAGGTCATAAAGATGGTTCAATATCTAGGGTAGATACTTCTGGTAATGTAGAAAGTAATGGTGGTCTTGGATGTCAAAATATAAAATCAATAAAGATACAAAGAAGAGGTACAACATATTATAGAATGTGGATGTCTGACAATGGACAAGTGCTAAAATTTTGGGATTTTGATATATCTGCATCTATTACATTTTCAAGCCAATCCTCTACTACAGTTAGTGCAAGTAACCTTCCGTGGAATAGTGCTGATGATAATAAGAAAATTGAAACATTTGATGCCGGATTATCCGGTTCTCTTGATTACGAAAGTTTAATATTTTGTTGGAGGGATAAGACAAACCCTTCTAGTCTTGTTACAAAATACTCTGCTACTGTTCACCATACTGGGGATTCATTAGCAAATTGGAGTACACATTGGACAAATAACTCTCCACAATATGTTTTTAGTGGCTTACCAACGGATGCAACCGAAACTACTGGAAATGGTAAATGCTTGATAATGAAAAGGCTTGGTGCTGATCCAGGTGGTAATAATTATCTTTATTTTGTTTTTTCAAAATATGCCAACTCGTTAGGTGGTGATTATAATAGCTCAAGATTATTTAAAGTAAAAGAGGAAGGAAGTGGAGGGATATTATTTGACGATAGCTTACTTGGATTGATAAAAGACCACGAAATATCATACATACACGATATTACTACAAGTGATGATATTTTTAGGTTTTCTACTGGCTATGTAGTGCAGTTTTATCTTGATTTTCTTAGTGCGACAAGCCAAGCTAGTCAAAGATCAGTTCACGTTAAGGATATTGGTTGGAAAAGTACATTGTCAAGTTCTTGGATTGGTAATGGTACTTGCGAATATAGGTATGTTGATTTGAGTAGTAAGGTTGGCTTACCAGATGTTTATCATAAAAAAGCAAGAAATCCAATAATTCCCTCCGGTGATAGCTTTAGAGCATTTCCCGGAAATATTGGGAAAATATCCACTAATGAAGCTAAAGGAATCTGGGTAGGGTATATAGATAGAAGTTTATTTGGTGGGAAGATAGTCCATTCTCCAGACTTTTATGGCTATGAAAATAGAATTTCAAACCCGTTTTCTGTAAAAGATGCAGAAACAAAACAAATAATTGATTCTAACGATTCAGATAGCGTTCATCCTTCTAATCGCATAAGATATACTGCTACTGCAATATATGATGGAGTTCAGGAATCTGAATTACCAACTGGATCAACAGAAGTGTTACAATTATCATCTACGACCAGTCCAGAAACATCAAAATCAGAAATTTTGTTAAATATTACATTTAATACACAAACATTAAATAAGCGTATTACTGGATTAAAGTTATATAGGTCATATCCTTCAACTACTGGAGTGTATGAACCATACAAGCTAGTAAAATCATACAATTTTGTAGATACCTCTATTGATACTGACTATGATGCTGATAGCAAACTATTTTTCGTAGGAAGGCAGTATGATCAAAAATATGCCCTTATATACGATGAAGCCGGAACAATAGCCAGTTGGTTTAGTGATATGGATGGAGGTTCTCACGATAATGGACAATTTACCATTGATACAACAACTAATCTTGAAGAAGAAACCTTTACTTATGGGGGAGGTGTAAGCGACACAAAATTTGCATTAAAGGTAGGTGGAAACCAGAAAAGAGTAATATCAACTATTAAAAGATTAAGACATTATAAGATTGCCGGTGGTAGTAGTAATAGCGTAACTCTGACTACGGATATTGGCCCAGATACAACATCGGTTGTCGTAACCAATGCAAGTCAATTAGTGGTAAATGATTACTACTTATTGGGTTATCGTGGAGTTCTTAGAGACGATAGTGAATTCAATACTGAATGGAATGGTGTTCCCGGTGGTAGTTGGTCTAGTTCAGAATCTTATTATCAAAACTATGAGTACATTCAGGTTACGGCAATAAATACCAGTACCAATACAATAACCATAGCAAGAGGTCAAAATAGAAATGGTTATAGCTCTACTGCTGAAAGTTTTAGTGCCGGACACCCATTAAAATTAAATCCGGCTACTCAAGGTCACGAAATGAGCAAGTGGTATCAATTTAAAGTAACAAAAGATTTTAATGGTTCTTTTTTTGATAGTAGTTGGCAAATATATAGAGAAATTGTTGGTTTGCCGGGTTATCACGATCCAGATCCTACTGGGGGTTCTAAAGCGTTTGCCGGTGAGAAAACAATGTATGTTATTCCTAGAGTTGATAGAGACTCAGATGATGGTGGTGATTTTTCATCGTGGAGATATGCAGATAATACAATCAATGGCTCTCAAATTGTCGGTAGGCTGACATATTTAAACCACAAAAATACTCAATTACCCATAATAGAAAGTGGCCCCCCCAGTATAAATGTAGAAGAGTTAAAAATAAAAGAAGCATATGTATGTCCTACTTTTGAGCAAGACGGAATCATACCAGTAAAAAATAATAAGAAATTTTGTGATCCAGGCTCTGACAATACTCACGTTGCAATCGGTGAATTTGAAGTATATAACTCAATATCGTTTGAGCATAATAGTACCGGTTTAAGCACAATAAGAATATTGGATGATGGATTAGTTTCACTTGAAGAGCATCAATTTGAAAGTGAAAATAACATTACAATAAATGCACAATATGGTAAAATATTAAAAGGAAGATTGTTTTTAGGCAATATAGTATTAGATCCGGGTGACGAAAACGAGGATCATAGCGATTGGTTGGCATATAGTGAGTTAAATCAATTTGATGTTAGACCAGTATCAAATATTATTCCATTTGAGGATAGAGAAGGAGGGCCAATAACGGGATTAAGTGAAATGTTCGGTAGGCTTGTAGTATTTAAACCTCAAGCTATATTTGTATTAGATATAACAGATCCTTCATCACCTACCAGTTGGATAAGAAAAGAGTCAAAGATAAACATAGGAAACATCGCATCAGAAGGACTTGTCGAAGTTCACGATACTATTTTTATTATCCATAATGATGGAATTTATAGCGTAACTGCTAATATGATAGCAAGTGCAACGGCAACACCTTCGCAACTTGATAAAATTACGGAAGATATAGATGATATATTTCTTGGGATAGATGCTAAAGGCTCTATTCGAGGTATATATGACCAAGAAAAGAACGAGGTATTATATGAATGGACTCGTTCAAGTTCGAGGGAAATATGGGCATATAATATCTATAATAAAAAGTGGCGAAAAATAAATATGTCCGAAAATGCTGACTTGTGGGCATACAATGAAAATTCCAATCCTATGGCTTACGATAAGACTAATAATAAGATTTTAAAGTTTGATGTTAAGAAGGCAGTAGGAACATTATGGAAATCAAAAAGATTTAGATTAGACTATGACCGAAAAAGGCTTATTAGGTATGCAACAATAAGGCATACCAGTTCTGAAAATTTAACATTTAATATTTACTTAGATGGTTCAAGTAGTGCCTCTTTTACGCATACTATAACTAATACTGGAACTTCAGTAGTATCCAAGTTTCCAGTTAAAAGATATTTAAAGAATTTTGAAGTTGAACTTGTATCGCCAAGTTCATTGAATAATGTAGAAATTGAACAATTAACTTTTGAAATGGAGTAAAGAATGACACTAGATCCGGCAACTGCAATGATGTTAGCAAAAATAATGAAAGATGGTATAGATAAAAAGGTAGGGGGAGTTAAAAGGTTATTTCAGCCAAAATTTCAAAATACTAAATATGGTAAGTATATCAAAGGTGTTAAAAATCAAGGAAATCTTACTGGAGGGCAAGAGGCTACCATATTAAATAAAGTTGGTGCTAATACCTCAAATATGGCTCAAGTATCAACAAATAAAGCGATTGGTAGTTCAATTAATCAAGGAATGGGTAATAGTATTGCCAATAATAGGCTTATAAGGGATGCAGAGCTAAACACTCGAAGAAATATCACAGATGCCGGTAAGGAAATAGATATTAGTGAAGCAAATGCGATGAGAAATGCTGAAAAAGAATATGCAATGGCAATGGATAAAGATAAACAAGGAAGAACTGGTGCGTGGTGGGATGTAATTACACCTCCACTTTTACAAGGAGGTAATAGTTCGGATGTTGGAAATATTGCCGGAAATGTAACACAAAGACAGAACGACACCCAGATGAATCAATTAATAAGTAATTATTCCTCTGGAGGTAAGACAAATGCAGATAAAGATGCTCTTTTAGAACAATTAACTCAGTTAGTTGGAAGAGATAAGGCAATGGAAACAATATTAATGTTAGCCGGAGGTTAATAATGGCGAATGGAAAAGATGATTGGTCAGGTTGGTTAAAAACTCAAGGAGTTAAAGCACCTGAAAAAAAATTAACTCAAGAAGTTATAATTAATGGAGATACCACATCAGTTGAAGTAACTCCGGCTCAATTATTTACTAATTTAAATAGAAAAGAAAAAGAGGCAAAACAAAAGCAAGAAAAGGCAGAAAAAAAGCAAGAGGATAAGGCTAAAAAAGATTTGGAGTTAAGGTATTCCAAAGAAATGCCAGATGGTACAATAATCAAAGCAAAGTCTATTAGTGACCTTAAAAAAGAAAGTGATGCTTATAATGAATTGACTACTCCAGAAAAGCCAGAAAAGGTTGATGAATCAACAAAAAGAGATAAGTGGCTTAAAGAAATGGTTAAAAATCAAGAAGTAATGGATAGCCAGATAGAAACTACCGATGATGAGGGCAAAGAGACATATGTGGATCTTCTTAATGATGCCCAAATGGGAATGTTTAAAAATCAACAATCTGCATTAACGGATTCTGTTAATTATTCACTTGGTAGGGAAGCGAGTAAATCACCACAAAACTGGAGAAAGTTTTTAGATAGTTCAGGGTTGCAAGTTGAAGCTGATCAAAAATATGAGCAGTTTATAGGTGAAATAAAAATGGGTAAACACGGAAAAATTTATGCACCAAATGACATAGAGGCGATGGCTACAGAGCTAACAAACCAATACATAGATAAAGTTTTAAAAGAAAAATATGGAATAGATAAATAATATGGCTGAAAAAAAAGATTTTAAGTTTGATATAAAAAGACCAGAGCCTAAAAAAAGGAATTTTGAATTAAAAGTTCCCATAACCATAAGGGAAAGAGAAAGAAACTTAATTGATGATTTTCTTGATGATACACTTTATAAGAATTATCGTGATGATGATATTTTAAGAAGCGATAACCCTACCCAAGCCTTAAATGATTATAAACAGATTGAAAGTAAGGTAAAAAATGAAGATCCTAAAATTGCCAATGCTATAAAGAAGCAATTTATTCAGGAAAAAGAAAACCAGTATGCTATGGTATCTGGTGATGATGAAGTAGAAACTGAAAGAGTATTTTCCGGGCCTTCTGTTGGCTATGTTGAAAAACAAGTAGAAAAACCTAAAATACAAGGTTTAACCGATGAAGAAGTCAATGTATTGGTTGAATTAGAGCGATTAAGACCACGATTTGCTGAAATATATGAAGAAAAGCTAAAAACTGCACAACCCGTAGAATCTCAATTATTTAGCTCTGCTCTTTATGGAGTTTCACAAAAAGAAGAATCAGTAGAAGATGTCGCTTATCAACAAGCTATTGACCAGATGGTATCTGAAGGTAAGATGGGAAATAAGTTATATAATTTATTAGGTGAGTTTTTATATAGTGCTATTCCTATTGGTGGATTGTCTGAAAGACAACAAGCAGAATTAATGTTACAAGCTACACCAGGAGAGAGGATTATTGCCGGTGGATCTGGTATGTTAGTCGGTTATGGTATAGTGGGGAAAGTTGGTAAATCAGCAGACACTTATCGAAAGGTTACCAGAGGTTTAGATAGGTATTTATCGGGTGTTAGTTATGGAAAAGGCTCTTTTAAAGTAGGGAGCAAGTTAGATCCAGTTAAAGGAAGGGCAATCGCAGAAACGCTAGGAAGAGCATCTTCTTCAGCACAAACATTTGGAACATACTCAACATTAGATGCTATTAGTGATGAAAAATTATCTAATGCAGAAAAAGTTGAAAGAATTTTAACTGATGCAACTCTTGGTGTTGGTTTAGGTGCAACTGGAACAATAGCGAGTCCGTTTAAAAGAATACCGGCAGAAGGATTAGTAGGTTTTACTTCAGGTTTATTAGAATCTGGTGATCCGAAAGAAGCCTCGTTAAACGCTTTAATATTTATGGGTTTTGGTTTGCTGAACAGACAAAATCTTAAACAAGATGAAAGAACTGTTTTATGGGAGCGATTAGGTGATGATTTTATTACTTACTTTAGACAATCTTTAAGAAATCCAAATCTTACTAAAGAGCAAAGAGTTGAAGCAAAAAAGATTATATTAAAAGAATTAAGAAAAATAAAAGCTAATGCTACTCCAGATGAATTAAGAAACGAGATAGAATCGGTTAAAAAACAGATTTTATATGGCGTACAAAAGATGACGGCTACTAGGCAGACAGAAAAAGCCATTAAGAAACAGATAGCCGGGGAAACCACTAGAGCAAGTCAAGAACTTGCCAAGAAAATAAAGAAATCATCTGAGAAAGTACCTGAAACTGGTACAAGAGAAGTATTAAACAAAGATAACGTGCTGAAGATGTCAATAGATCAGCAAGTTCCACAATTAAAAGAATTAGGCTTTACCGAAGATCAATTAGTAAAGATTGGTGGCGAGGATAGGGCAAATATCATCGCTAATGCTATAAAGCCAGTTAATTACTATGGCAAGGAACAATCAAAACCAAAAATTGAGATTGAACAACCAAAAGAGCCAGTAAAAGTAGAGGACAAACCCGAACCAGTTAAAAAAATTATACCAAAAAAATCTTGGAAAATTTCAGATAAAGAATTTGAGAAATATGAACATAAAGTTCGATTAGATGAATTTGAAGAAATAGTTGGGAAGTTATTAAAAGGAAAGAAAAAAGATTATACCGGGAAGGAAGTAGCAAAAATAATTAAAAACAATTTGGATATAAATGATAAAAAAGCAAAAGAAATATATAATTTTTTAATCAGATCAAATCGCATTTTTAGAGATACAAGGACACATCTTGGTGAAGGCAAAGTATCTAGCTATGGAAAAATAGAAATAGTAAGCCAAAAAAGAATAAAAAAAGAAAAAGAAAGAAAAGAAAAAATTGCAACAGAATCAGCACAAAGAAAAAAAGAGGATGATGCTTATAAAAAGAAATTTTTATGGGAACAAGAGCAAAAAGACAAACAAAATGCTTTACAATTAGATTTAGAGAAAAAAATAGATAAAACACCAGAATTAAGAAAGAAATTAGAAAACCCAAAAAATATAGAAGATTACAAAGAAGGATTGTCCAAATTAAAACTTCCGGGAATTAATAAATTAATAACTCAAAATCAAGTTAGGATTTTAGAAAGTATAGATAAAAAAATACTTGTAAACGCTTTCGATAGAATTAAAGAGATAAATAAAAATAAATTACCTAAAACTGATCCTTCAGGTAAAAATTATGCAGATGCTCTAATAAGTAGAATTAATTTGCGATTGGCTCTTATTTCAAAAGATAAGTTAAATATAGATAAAGGGAAAAAGAATTTTGATGAAAAAAGACTTCAGGAAAATTTTCCAATATTCAAAAACCTTCTTACTGGCGATGTTAATTCACCTAGAAATCTTTCCACCGGCAAAGTTGAAGATGACGTTGTTAAGCCTAAAGAAAAGCCAGTAGAAGTATCGGAAGGATTACCAACATTAATTAAAAAACTAGATTCTCCGGATAAATACGATCGTGGCGATGTTATAGATGCAATAGAAAGCATAGTGGATAAATTTGGTGCTGATACAAAAGGATTATTAAAGTCTATTGGGTATCCTACTGATCCAAAATCTGAATATATAAATCAAGATGGGGAAATTGTATTATTTAAAGATATTTCTGAAAAAGCATCTATCGTTAGAGGAAGAAAAAAAACAGAGTCTAGTATTGACACTCTCTGGCTTGAGGCTTTTAAGCCAAAGCCATTAAAAACCAAAAAGCCAGTAGAATCTAATTTAGTTGAATTGGATCCAAAGCAAGTAAAAATTGATGAATCTAAGTTTCAGCCAAGAGAAGAATATAATCAATCCGTAATTGATGATATTGCAAATAACTTTAATGCCTCAAAATGGGATCCTCCAGTATTATGGCAAGATCCAAAAAGCAAAGATTATTTTGTAGTTAGTGGACACCATAGGCAACAAGGTGTTGTTAAAGGTGGGATAGATGATGCGATGTATAAAGTGTTGCCAGAAGGTACAACTTTAGCACAAGCGAAGAATTTTGCCGGTGCATCAAACCTTCAAGCTACTGGGCAAAGTGAGTTTGAAACTGCAGCCGAAATTCGTAGAAGAATCGAGGAAGGAGATAGCTATGATGATATAGCTAGTGATATGCCCGGTCTATTTAAAAATGTTAAAGATAAGACCGATAAACTTAAAAAAATTAAGAAACTTGCTTACTTGGATCCAAAGGGAAAGTTTAAAGAAAATTTTGACAATCCGGGATTTTATAAAATAATTAGCAAGGCAAGGCAAATAGCAAATTTTAGAGAACGTCACGATTGGTTTACAGATAAATACGAAGATGATGTCTTTACCTATCTTTATAAGGAAGGTGGTGAAAGCAAAAATGATATTGATTATGATACGCACTTAAATAAAATCATTGAAAAACTAAACGACCAGAAGGATAAGCCGGAATCCATTATAAAATTATTAAGAAAAGAACCTTCAAAACCGGCTGAAAACACCCATACCGAAGTATTAAAGGTTGTTGATAATCTGAAAGCACAAGTAAAAACTATTGAAGCAAAATTAAATAGTAAAATAGAAATAGAAAAGCTAGTTAATGCACAATTAAATGGTGGAACAATTAGCGAACATCATAGTGATGATAAACAAATAACTTTTCAGCAAGAGTATGAAAATAGGTTAGAATCATATCGTACTGGAGAAAGTGGTAGTCCATATGATTTTAATGATTTAGAGAAAAATAGAATATCTTGGTATAAAACAATGAGGGATGCTCACGATGTAGATACTATAGAATATAGACATTTTGATAAAATATATAAGCATTGGAAAAGTTCTCCGGAAATTGAAAAGAAAATTAAAAATGATTTAAAAAAGGAACTTCGTCAGGTCAAAAAAGAACTAATGGATCTGATTGATAAGACCAATGCTCCAGATCCAAATCAAGCCGGTTTGTTTCAAGATGTTAAAAGTTTTGGTTCAAAATCAAGTGCATTTAAAAAATGGTTTGGTGATTCTAAGGTTGTAGATGAAAATGGTAAGCCGTTAGTTGTTTATCACGGAACTACACAAAATTTTGACATATTTGATATAAAAAAATCAGAAGCAGAAGCAGATCTAGGTGGAGGATTCTATTTTACAAGTAGTGCAAGAGATGTAAATAGAAACTATGGAACTAGGTCTGGCCCGGATTTAAAAAATAAATTAGAGAGGAAAGCAGAACAAGATCCTGAATATACAAGTGGTGATGATTTAGATATTGATTATAAAGTTAGATTAAGAACACATAAAAATTTAATTGTAAACGATGGCAACGTAATGCCCGTTTATCTATCAATGCAGAACCCAGTAGATCTTGGAGAAAAGGGAACTTTTATTGAGCCTTCATATACTTATAACGAAGAACTTGATGAATATGAAGATGATTACGATAGTATTGGTATGAAGATTATAAATGCAATAGAAATGAATAATCTTACAGAATGGAAAGACACACAAAAGATAATGGGTGCAGTTAGCGAATTAATGATGGATGGCATTTATGCAAAAGATTTAATTAAAGGTATGAAGGGAATTGATGAAATAGCATATATAGATGGTGAAGATGGGAATTTATTAGGAAATCAATTTATAAGTGATGTTTTCGCTGAAGCCGGATTTGATGGTTTTATATTACCCGATGCAGATAAAAGATTTAATAATATGGGGATGCCGGAAGGCACTACTCATTATGTAGTATTTGAACCTACTCAAATAAAATCACAATTTAATAAAGGTACGTTTGATCCGAAAGATCCAAGTATTTTAATGCAATCCCTAGACCAGTATAATATGTTTGGTGGTATGGACAAAATAAAGCCAGTAAACGCCACAAAACGAGCCGAACTGGATGTTATCTTAGATGAACTTCACCGAATAAAATTAGAGCGTGATTTTCTTGAAAAGCAAAAAGCAGATAAAAAGATTAATGCAATAAAGTATAAACAACAAATATCAAAGTTAAGAAAAGAGCAATCCGAATTAGAGATTCAGAGAATAAAGGTATATGGCGATTCACCACAAACTGGCTTGTTTCAATCTGTTGGTGCTTACCACGGATCACCACATACATTCAAAAAGTTTAAGATGTCAGCTATGGGAACTGGTGAAGGGGTACAAGCCTATGGTTATGGATTGTATTTTTCTGATAAAAAGGAAATAGCTAATTTTTATGCAGAATCGTTAGGTGGTCTAGCAACAAAGAATTATTCTATTGGGGGAATTGATTTAGCTAAAAACGAAGAATATATAGATTATAGTCCACACGTTCTTGAAAGGCAATGGTGGAAATATAAACCATATATAAGACCTTCAAAACGGCAACCAAACTATCCAATTTTAAACGATGTCAATGATCTATCCGTAATTATAGAAGATTTACTAATTTTTGAACGCAATTTCAATAATACAAGTGGTGAAAGTAATGAAGTTATTAAGGGGAAGTTAGATGATTATTTTAATGATCAAATAAATAGCACGAAAGAGGATATGAATCAAGAATGGAACAAAGAATATAAAGACGAATTTGTTGGCAAAATAAGAATCCTTGAACTTTTACAAGAAAGTGTTAAAAAAGATAATTTTAATGTTGAATTAGCAAAAACAAGAAATCTTTATAAGGTCAAATTAAAGAGTAAAGATCCTAATAATTTTAAATGGTTAGATTGGGATCAACCTTTATCAAAAGGTGAAGCTGAAAGAATATATAATAAATTGATGGATATGAAACGAGGGGAGGCACCCGGATATTTAAAAAAGGAAGAGATAGATAAACAAGAATTAGAGGATAT